CCGCTGCTGGAAGCGGTGGTTGTGGAACACGACTGGCCTGAATACGAGCCGACGTGGGCGGCAATCAAAGCGCGGTGTGATTCCTGTGCGGTCTAACGATTGAGTTCATGCGGACCGCGAAGCGGTTTCGGCTGCACCGAATTGTTATGCCGCGAAACGAGGAACCATGCTGACAATCACGCCGATCACGCAACGCGAGGCCAACGCCTACGTTGAAGCAAACCACCGGCACCACAAGCCGGTGACGGGTGCGATCTTCTGCATTGCGGTGAGCGACGGCGAAGTGGTGCGCGGTGTGGTGATAGTTGGCAGGCCAGTTGCGCGCCGATTGCAGGACGGCTGGACTGCGGAGGTGACCAGGTGTTGCACGGACGGCGCGAGGAACGCTTGCAGCATGTTGTACGCAGCAGCTTGGCGGGCGGCCCGTGCGATGGGCTACCGGAAGCTAATCACCTACACGCTGCCGGAAGAAGGTGGTGCCAGTTTGCGAGCGACAGGGTTCCGCTGCATTGGCGAGGCGGGCGGCGGCAGTTGGAACGTGCCGAGCCGGCCACGAGTTGATACGCACCCACTGCAACGCAAATTGCGGTGGGAATTGGAAGCGGCATAACGGTTGAGTTCAGCCGCGCCGCCGACGAGGCGCGGTTTGGCGAGACATTGAAGCGGCGTCGGCTGCACCGAATTGTTAGAACTCATGCACGAGGAACCCCATGCGGATTGAAACGATAGGCCACGCAACGCTTTACCAAGGTGATTGCCTGGAGATCATGGCGAACATTGAGGCAGGAAGCGTCGGAGCTGTAATTACAGACCCGCCCTACAGCACGCCAACAGTAGCCAGCTTTGGGCGAAAAGTGGTTAAGCGTCTTTCCGATCTAGCAATCCAAGAGTTCTACTTTGCAGAGGTGAAACAACGCATAGCGCGCTGCATGAAAGAGGACGCGCCGCTGCTCGCTTTTTGCGATGACGCCTATTACGCGATTCTCTTTAGCTTGTTCTACGACTGGCAACAAACAAACCTGCTGGTTTGGGATAAGGGTCGGATTGGCATGGGGAATCCGTTTCGTCGCCAGCACGAGCTGATCTTTTACGCGAACCGCGCGGGTCTCCAGTTGCAAGATGAGGCATCCCACCTTCCAACCATCTTGAAGGCCGGAATCAATAAAGAGTTCCACGGCGCGGAGAAACCAGTTGAGCTAATTGAAAGATTGATAAGCGGTCTGTTGCCCAAGGACGCAACTGTTCTCGACCCGTTCATGGGTAGCGCATCAACAGGCGTCGCGGCGCTGTCTGCCGGCAGGAAGTTCATCGGGTGTGAGCTAGACCCGGCTTACTTTGAGGTGGCGTGCCGTCGGATTGAGGACTCCCAGCGTCAGGGGCGGCTGGTTGCGTGATGTTTTTGATCTGCATGAGTTCTAACACCTGAGCTAACCCGCGCCGCCGATGCGCTGGATTTCACCGCAACCCGAATCGGCGTCGGGTTGAGCGAATTGTTAGGTGTGACATGCGACGTAACCCACGCAAAGACCCAATTCCCGGCGACGTGATCGAGTTCCGCGTCACCCCAAAGTCAGAGCTTTGGGGGCGGTTCCGCGTGCAGCGAATTGGCGACGATGGCACCGTCTTTTATTGGGACGAGGGGCTTATTGACTATGTGCCGCTGAAGCGTTGGCGGGAGTGGTTTGTTGGTAGGCGAGACGTTCGGGTCACACCTAACGCCTGAGCTAACCCGCGCCGCCGTGAGCGTGTGATTTCACCGTGAACCCGAAGCGGCGTCGGGTTGAGCGAATTGTTAGGTAGGACTACCGATGACACGAGACCAATTCCTTTCCTTTGTTGCGGACTACATCCGCCAAGACCCAGAGGCCGCTGCGTACGTTGCCGAGGCGGCGAGACAAGGCGTAAGCGCCGCCCTGAGCGAAGCAAACGCCCGCGCCGCCGACATGGAAATGGCGCTCGCCGTAGCTCTGGCGCGCAGGTACAAGGGTGCAGATGCGTTGATTCACGACAAGCTAAAAAAGTGGGATGGCCGCACGTCGCTTAATTGGTCACATGTCCTGCCTAACTAGCGTTATCACCACAAATCCGCCGGATAAAAAATATCACCGCATGAACAAGGAGTGGCAGCGTGATCGCCGAACGCAGCGCACAAGGAGCCGCAGCATGACAACGGAGGCGGGGGTTCCGAATCCCGGCAGCGATGAAGCGGTCGCCATTGGCTGCACTTGCCCGGTAATGGATAACGCGCGTGGCAAAGGCTACATGTGCATCCCGGACTACTACTGGATTTCCGGCGACTGTCCCGTGCACAACACCGACACCACCACCCGCCGCGCGGAGGGGGAAGATGGCTAAGTGTCCGCATTGCGACAAGGGATTCACCCTGTCGCCGCATGTGCTCGACAAGGAAACGCTGTCCCTGCACATGACGTGGGAGGGCGAAATGATCGAGGCCCGCACCATTGGCGGGATGATCGAGAACACGCGGAAACTACTGGCGGAAGTCGCCAAACAGTCAGGCATGAAGAAGCCTTATATCGCCATGGCTGGTATCGACTTCGGCGAACGTGAGGCGACCTTCCATTTCACGCTTCTGGAAGAACGTGAGGCACGCAAAGCCCGCGAATCGCTGACCCGCACCACCGACCGCGGAGGCGGGGATGGCGATTGACCGCTGGCATCCACGGCACTGGGACATGAGCGAGCTTCGCTACGAACTCGCCTACCAGCAGGCGCCCGGAATCCACACATCGGGGCCGGGACAGTGCGGCCCCGATGCGCGCGGCTCCGGCTACTGCGCCAAGTGCCTGCAACGCGAGATCGACAGGCGCACACCCGGCGGGCTGGCGCGGTTTCGTGGGGAGTGTAGCAGCCCCCGCCCGTGCCGCGTAGGCCGGCCCGAAGGTCATCCGCAGAGGCGGCGGTGGGCGGGTGAGTCACCCTCGCGCCGCCCCGGCCACGGCGCCATCGGAAAAGTCCGGTTTGCGGGTCAGGCGATGAACTTGTCGATGGCATCGGTAAGCGGCCCCGGCAGGCCGACCTGCGAATCCATGTCGGCGTGCGAGAGGTCGAACTGCTGCACCGCGGCCGCACCGCCGAACTGCTGCACGCGGGCGGCGAAGGCTTGGGTCTGCTTCACGCTGACCGGACTGCGGTTGCCGATGGTCAGCAGCCACGGGCCGGTCTCACCCTGCACGCAATCCATCGGCGACATGGGCGGCCATGCCAGAGGATCGGTGCCGAACGGCACCATGATGTCGCTGCCAATCGCATTCGCCGTGCGAACCGAGTCCTGCACGTCGAGCGTGCCGGCATCGAGGGTGACCACCCAGTGAGGCTTCACCATCGACGCAGCGGCCACGGCCACGTTCGTGCCGCCTGCTGAATGCCCCATGAGACCGATGCGCGCCGGATCGACGCCGGGCAGCTTCTGCACGAACGTGTAGGCCGCGGCCACGTCCTGCATTTCCTGCAACGGCGTGACCTGCGGGTACAGCCGGTAGTTCATCGACACGACCATGTAGCCCAGCGGCAGATAGTGCGCGATCTTGTTGTCGATCACGCCCGCATTGGCCTTGTCGCCGAGCGTGTTGTCCCAGCCGCCGCCGTGCACCATGAGGATGACCGGCAACTTGTCGCCCGGCATCGTGTTCGGCGGACGGTACACATCCAGTGTCTGCAACGGGTCTGGGCCGTAGGCGAGATCGGTTTCCTTCTCTGGCAGCGGATCGGGATCGGGCGGCGGTTGCGGCGCGGGCTTCTTGCGATTCCACCAGCGGTCGGGGGAATTGAACCAGGCGACGATGCTGAGCATGGAAGGTTCCTCAAAGCATGGCTTCGATGCTGGATCGAAGCGTGGACGTGTCGGCGGCGTAGAGCACCAGCGATTGCAGGAGCAGATCGGAGAAGACGCCGGAACCGGCGCGTGAACCGATGTAGAAGTCGTAGGTGTTGAAGTTTCCGGACTGCGTGGCGGTCGTGCGTACCGACGGAGTTAGAGAAACACCCGCCTCCCACCCTTTGATGGCGGTCGGCGAGGTCAACCCTCGATCGAGCAGGACGGTCCGGACCACTTCCGTGATTCCAGACCCATTGAACGAATTGCGCATGCCGCCGCTGGCGTTGCCCATGCCGGCGTTGATCCCGCCTTCCGACGGATCCCAGTAGACGACGGCCGAATTGTTGTTAGCGTTGTAGTCTGGCGACAGCTCGAACATGACCTTCGCAGGGCTACCGGTCGCAAGCCCGTACCGCCCGTAGACGCCGAGGTTTTGCGTGCCATTCGTGAGGCTGGCGATTGTCAGCGAGTCGTTCGATCCATCGAATACCAGCTTCCCGTCATAGGTTCCGGCGTTGACGATGCGTGGCTGGTTCGCCTTCGTGGTCTGCGTGGCGTCGAAGCCGTTGCCGGTCTGGTCGTAGACCTTCGTGACATAGGCACTATTGCTGCCGACGAACGACGCCAGGGCGGACGTATCCAGCGCGTCGCCGCTGAATCCAATGTCCTGCTCGGCGTCGTCATTGCTGCGCCGGACGCGGATCGCGGCCGTTGCCGTGGAAATGAGCTTCTTGATCGCGAGCGCGGCCCGTGGCGTGGTCGCAAGGCTGTCGAGGTAGGGGCCGCCGCCGCCACCCGCACCGCCGCCCAAGCGCCGGAATAGCTGGTATGGCCTCACGGCTGCACCAGCGCGAAGTCGCAGTAATACTTGTCGTCGGTCGCGTTATAGGACAGGCCGACAAGGTGCTGTTTCCCAGCCGTCGTCGCGGTCGGCAACGTCGCGCAACGGCTCGCGTACTTGCTGCCCCATGTCAGCGTGCGCGTCGTGCCGTTATCCTTCAATTCCGCCACCAGCCCCCAGCCGTCCGCAGGCGTGGCCGCCGGGTTGGCGATTGTCAGCCCCGCGCTCAATCCCGACGCGCGCAGCAGGTCGTTCGTGCCCGTGGGCGTGATCGTGTTCGACGTGACGGTGCTGTTGATCGAAGGAATCTTGCCCCGTGCTGCGATGTCATCCGGCGATGTTTTCTTATCCGTGCCCGATTGCGTGCACGGGATCGATTCCGTGCCCGTCAGGGTCGCGGTTGCCTTGTCTGCCCAGCGTGCCATTAGGTGACCTCGGTGTAGTAAGTGGCGCCCGTGTCATCGACGTAGGCGTTGCCGGCGTCATCGACGTAGGCGTTGTAAACCGCCGCGCCCGTGAACTTCGGATCGAAGTGCACGGTGTATGTGTCGTTGTTCGCGGGCACCGTGCCGCGCGTGACCGGGCGGAAAATCAGGTCGCGACCGGCGAGGGAAATGTCGAGCGGCAGGAAGATGATCGAACTGTCCAGCACCGTGAACGGGTCGCCGCTGTTGTGCGTCGTTTCGGTCGTGCCGAGGCCCGCGCGCGTGAGCATGGTCAGGTCGTAGGTCTTGGTGCCGGTGTCGGTCGTATCCTTGAATTGCAGGATTTCCGATTCGCCCGCCGTCGTGACCGCGCACGCGTTGAAGCGCAGCGCGATTTGATCGTCGGTCGCATCGTTCAGCGGGTCGTCGTTGTAAAGCTGCACCGACAACGTACCGCCAGAGTCGAGGTCTGCGGTCAGCCATCCCATCGTCGCCGGGTCGATGATCGTATCGACCACCGTTTCGGTCGTGCCGCCATCGACCGACAGGTAGAGGTCGCAACCCTGCCAACCGGCCATGAGGCCGCAGACGCCGATATAGAGGCCAGGGCCAACGTCCGGCGAATTGAGGCGTGGCAGGTTGCCGGCCCAGAACAGCGTCGGCCCGCGAAGCGTCGATACAGGATCGGGCACGGCGACGCCAACGCTGCCGGTCGCGTTCGATTCGTAGGCGCTGGCGCGGTCGCGGGTCATCGTCCATTGCGACTGCCCGTCCTGCGCGTCGATCTTGTCGATGCGATAGCGCCGTCCGCCGTAGGTCACGATGTCGCTGGTCGTGAACTGCGTGAACTCCTCGGGCACCGTGCGCGTGATCTGGCCCTGCGCTTCCTCGCACGCGATCCGCAGCAGCTTGTCCGCAATGGGCGCGGCCATGTCGCGGGTGGAAGCGACCGAGGTCGAAACGGTGATCTCGCTGGTGCTCTTGACGTTTTCCGATTCACGCTCGGCCGACTGGGTGATCGGCTCGTAGTCGTGGTCTGGATCGGGCGCGATGAAATTGACCTTGCGCGGGAACTCCACCGCCTGCCGGCGCGTGTCGTCGTCATCGTCCACGTCAACGAGGTCATCGTCGGTGAGGTTCAGCACGGACGAGCCGCCACGCAGCCCGGCGCGGAGCTTGACGTAGGTTTCCCCGCTATTTCCCCATTCGGGCATATCGAAGAAAAAGACCTTGCGCAATTCGTCGATGCACGCGCCAGCGGTCGTCGGCTGCGTGATCGCAAAGCCCAGCACGGTGATGCCGTCGAGCGCGGTCACGTCGTAATCGGTGACGCCGCCGCGTTCGGTCAAGTCACCGACGATGGATTCCAGGTCGATGGTATCGGGCGAAACTGCGTTCGCTTCCGACCCGCACAGCGTGCCGTCGTCGTGGATGTACCAGCCCGGCGCGTCGGGGATGGCGTAGCCATCGCAGGCCATGAACGCCACGGCCTTGATCCCGGCGGAGCCGAGGTTGTTCGGGCGCTGCGTCCATGTAAACGGATCGGTGAGAGATGCCGTCCAGATGCGCGCAGGACCAGCGCCGGCGTTCTTCTCGCCCACGGCGACGATCAGCCCAGCGCCGATTTGCACGTCGAGCGGGTGGAACTCCTCGGACAGCGTGATGGCCGTGAAGCCTTCGCCGCCATTGGTGGAGACGGCAAGCCCATCCGATCCGAACACCACGAAGATGTTTTCGTGCGCATCGCCGCCGATCAGCTTCGCGCCAAGCTCGGACGGAATCGTGTACGCATCGGACCACGACAAGCCGTCGTCCGTGTATTGGGTCAGCAGGGAGTCCTCGCCGCCCACGAGGATGCGGCTGCCATTGGAAACGGCGAGCACCACGTCGTCGAGGACATCGATGTCTTGCGACGCATGCGTGACGAAATGGTCCGTCGAGACTTCGACCGGAATCCGCGCCTCGTTGTGGCTGCACCCAAGAACTTGGTATCCGGCGCCGCCGGCAATCGAAATCGGGGACTCGGACGGCGATTCCAGTGTGATCGAGTCGAGGGTTCCACCGCCACCACGCAGTAGCGTCGGGTTGTCGTCGCTGACAAGCCAGAACTCGTTGTCGAATACATTGGTGCGATAGCTGCTGCTGGTCGGGTGCCCGGACGGAATCGACGTGTCCGACCATGTAACGCCGCGATTGGTCGAATACTTGCAGGAGAGGCTATTGCTTAGCAGCAGCACGCCGTTGTTGTAGCGCATGAACTTGCCGGTGGCCGACGCGCTGAATGCTTCGTTGGTCAGCCAGTCGCTGCCGTTGGAGGTCTGGAAATTCCCCAGCCCGTCGGTGGCGATCCAATTGGGGTTCGGGATCGAGGACGTTTGTGTTCCACTCGACACAACTTCCCACTTGATGATCGGCACCGCGCCGCCCGATTGCGTCACGTCGCAGTTCGGCAGCACCGCATAGCAGCTGCCGCGATAGGCCGGCACATTGCCCACGCCGCCGCCGTCGCCCACCGGCAACGCTTCCAGATCGGCGTCCGGCATCTGCGTTTCGCTGCCGGAATAGAACGTCATGCCGGCGAGGAACTTGGCGCTGTCCGCATCCAGCTTGCCGCTGCCGGTCGCGTCGTAAGCGAGCTTGCCGTTCACCCATGCGCGACGCAGCAGCATTTCGCCGCCCAGCGGCGCGGCACGGCAAATCAGCATCGCCACCGTGCGGGTGTAGGTGTAGGTTTCCTGTACCGGCCCGCCCTTCCCGCTTTCCTTGTGCTTGTGTTCGGTCGGCTCCGACTGGCACTGGATGATCGTTCCCAGCACCGCATAGGTGCCGTAGATCAGCGGAATGGGCGCGCCTTCGCTCGCGGTCTGCTGCTGCGGATCGGTGAGGCGCGGGCCTTTGATCACGTCCGGATCGACAATCGACCCGACAGTGCTGCCGATCATCCAGCCCCATTGCGCGCCCGTGGGGCCGCCGACATAGAACCCGATGACGCCGCCAACGATGCCGCCCAAGGTCGAGCCAGAAATTTTAGTTCTCCGGGCGAATCACAGGAGGAACCCCTGCGACTGCATGAACTCGACCGGATGCTTTGCGCCCTTCCTCAAATTGCAGGTGGCACAAAGCAACTGCACGTTGTCGTCGGAGTTAGCTCCGCCGCGCGCAATCGGTACGATGTGGTCTAGGTGGTACTTGTCGTCCAGCGTGCTTTTGCAGCACGCGCACTTACCCATTTGCGCGGCCATAAGCACGCGGCAAATATCGGATGACAAGGTTCCGCCGTTGGCTTTGAGTTTTGCCCGGCGGTTGTGCTGGTGAGTCCTATGTTTGTCTAAGTTGTTTTGCGTCCATTCCGCATTTTTTGCAGCGATTCGTTCGCGGTTCGCCTCAGTCCAAATCCTTCGACGCGCACGGATTCTGTCGGCATTTCTTTCGTTGTATTGTTTGAAATACTCTTTCTGGCGTCCGTATCTGCCGCGATCCCTTTCTCTAAGCGTTTCGAGGTTTTCTTCTCGATACTTCGCCGCATAAGCGAGCACGGCATCGCGGTTTTCTTGGTAGTACCTACGCTTCTGCGCGAGTTCGTTATCGCGCTGTTCCGGAGTCTGCCTCGCGCGGTAATAGCTGGTGCCTTTCGTTAGACCGAGCCGACCGCGTTCCCGAGCGTAGGCATTGATCTTTTCCCTATTCCCATCCCGATACGCGGCGGCATAGGCCAATTCCTTTTCCTTATTCCTAAGGTAGCCGGCGCGCCTAACCTCACGGGCGCGCTCCGCTTCTCCCGGAGTCATTTCAGCGCGTCGTTTAGTCACGGCCGATACACAGCGACGATTCGCTTGCGCGTATCCGCGTCCAGCGAGTGTTCGATGACGCGCTTGTGCTGCGCGAGTGCGTGCACGACGGCGAGGCCGCCGTTCGGATGGTCGAACAGGATTCCGACGTGGTTCGGCGTGCGATGGCACGCGTCGCTCCACCATGCGAACAGCGCCACGTCGCCGGCTTGCGGCGCGCCTTGCACCGCAGGCCCAAAGTGCGCTTCGCAGGCTTCACGCAGCCCGTCGCGTACCGGGTTGCGGCTGTAATCGCTGCGGTCTGCAACGGTGCGATCCACCGCCGCCAGCGCCGCCACGACGAGGCCGACGCAATCGACGCCGCGCGCCGAACGCCCGCGATGCCGGAAGGGAGCGCCCACAAGCGCCCGTGCCGCCGCGATGAAGCGGTGGCGTTGTTCGTCTGCGAGGGTCATGCTGCGGCGCTACTGCCGATGCTGTTCGTGCCGCTGGTGGGAACACCTGCGCCGGGCACGGTCAGGCGCGAGGCCTGGCCCACCGGAATCCACGGCTCGCCACGGAAGTGCAGCGTCTTGTCCGCCGCCCAGAACGTGTCGCAGCTGTTGTGCCCCGTCCACCGCTTCGAGCAGTGCTGGCGAATCTCGAACGTGTCGCCCGCCGTGATCGGGGAAACTGTCTCGAAACGCAGGGTCACGACGCCAGAGGTGTAATCGTAGGCATCGACCTCGATCATCTGGCCGGCGTTGTCGCCGGTCAGGAATCGCACCATGCCGGGCGCGAAGTAGTCCGCATCGAATCCGCTATCGACCAGGTTCGTCGAGTCGATGAACTGGCGGTAGGTGTCCGTGCCAACGCTCTCGACCGTGCCCGACACCCAGAGGGTCGAGGTATCGAAGCCGCAGGGGAACTCTTCTTCGATTGCACCGCCGCCAGTGCCGATGGGCTGCGAGCCGAACCGGGCGCGGCATCCGAGCGATGTCAGCTGGATGATGTTCAGCTGCTTCAACAGCTGCGTCAGAGAACGCAGCTCCATGATCGTGAGGCCGCCGTTCTTCTGGCGAACCTCGCCCAGCGTGCCGCCGGCAACGACTTCGCTGCGGCCCGTGGTCAGGTCGTTGTAGTTGACACGCAGCGCGACGAAGCGCACGCCGTCGAGCGCGCCCGAGTCGATCTGCTGCTGCGTGATCCCTTCAATCTCGAAGGTCGCCACCGGCAACAGCGTCTGCGCCTCGGCGTTGTTCACGCCCAAGTCGTTGCCAGATTGCAGCGCCGACATTTCCACGCCCGTGCGCGCGTAGAACGTCACCGTTCCAATCGGAACCGATGGCGTAAACACCACGTTTCGGTCGAGCGTGGTCAGGCCGCGATAGCTGTCGTCCGGCAGCGGGCCGATCAGCAGCAGGTCGGTCAGCGTCGTGGACGGCTGCGCCTTGTGCGTCAGCAGCGTCGCTTCGATGGTCTTCACTCGCCGAAGACCTCGATCAGTTCCACGGAACCATTAATGGCGTAGTCGCCATTCCCGCGACGGCTATCGATGCTTGCGGAGAGAATGTCGCTGGCAAACCGAACCGGAACCCGGAACTCGCCCGACCATATAAGCGTCGCGCTACCCGTCCATGCCGTCGTCGGCGTGAATAGGCCCGTCGTCGTATCGAGCGTCCCTGCTTTCGGGCTGCCGTTTTGGTAAACGATTGCGCCAGAAACAGGCTTGGTAATGTCCCGCGTAATCGTGGTCGCGCCGAAGGTGTACGACTTTTTCAGTTGAACGGGAGTGCTGCCAGAGGGCGCAGTTCCGAGCGGTTCCAGCGTGGCCGCGTAATCGCTATGGTCTTTGACAAGGAAGCTGTTGGCCTGGCCTTGCGCTGCGACGAAAACGGATTTCAGGTAAAGCAGGTAATCGGCGTCGGTGATGTTCTGGAACGGCAGCGTGTAGTGGTGCCGCATCCCCGCCCAGTTCGCATTGCGGCGTTCGTGTCCGTTACGAAGGGTAATGATCCGGGTATAGAACTCCGGCCCGCCCTGCCATCCGAAGGCAGGGCAGAGGTCAAGCTCCGCATTAATCATTAGTTGTTCCTGCTGCTCGCCCGGCGGGTTTCAAAGGCCACGCGCTGCGCTGTCTGCTGCGCGGTTCGCTGGTCATACGGAGCCGCGTAATTGAAGTTGTTCACCTGAGTCACGCCGGCCCCGCCAAGCATGTGGTTCGGCGTAATGTTCACGGGGCTATCGCCAGTCAGCAGATAATCCCTGCCACCAACGGATGCCATCTCGAAGCCGCGTTCGTTGACCTCGTACATCGTGTTTGGCATCGCCCAACCACCCGACGCCTTGCCGCCACCGAACAGCATCCCGATCAGGGAACCGAAGAAATTGCCGCCGCTGGTGTTTGCGCCCGTTGTGCCGGGGCTGCCGAATAGCTGCTGAATCCAACGCTCGGCGATCATCCGCGTGACCATCGCGGCGAGGTTGTCGAAAAAGTCCTTCAGCGCATCCTTCGCGGACTTGGCACCGGTCACGATATCTGTCAACGTGTCAACGGCCGAGTAACGCAGCTCGTCAAGGAATCGAACCGCCTCCGGGTTCGCCATCGCATCCATCTGTTCCTTGATGGCGGCGGTCGTCTTTTCGTAGGCCTGCGTTTCCAGCGCCTTCGCGGCGGTGATCTGTTCGGCCGTTTCGCCGGCTTTTTCGCCAAGTTCCTGAATCTCCTTCAGGCGGGCGATATGGTCGTTCTCTGCTTGCGCCAGCGGGCCATTGAGTTGCGCGATCAGGTCATCCCATTGGTGTGCGGCTTGATCCTTGATCTGCTTGATTTCTGCATCGCGCTTCTGGGCCAGCAAGTCCTTTGCCTTGCCGTAATCCTCTTGCCGCACCTTGCCTTCGGCGTAGGCTTTATTCAGGTCGTCAAGCTGCTTTTCGTATTCGCGGTTCGCCTGTTCGACCGGGCCGGCAATGTCGGCGGCCATGTCCAGCACTTGTTCGTGCCATTTGGCTTGGGCTTCAATCAGCGCATCCGTGTCGTCCTTAGCCTTCTTGGCCGCGCCTTTCCCGCCGCCATTACTTCCGCCGCCGGCTAGATATTTCGCCAGCGCGTCACTGATGCCAGTGGCACTAGCTGGCATGTTGACGTTTGCAAATTGCCCCTTGCCGCTATGGTGGTCGTTGACCGGGTGCGCCGCGTCGAATGCAGCATCGGACTGTTTCTTACGAAGCGCAGTTAGCCGCTTGTCGATGTTGGTGATCTGTGCGTTCAATTCCTTCGTGGACGTACCGAAGAACAGCCCGGTATCCACGGCCTTCGTATAAGGCGCAGCGAGCTTGTCCTCCAGTTGCGCCCGCTTCGCCAGAAGGTCGTCGTAGTCCTTCAGGTCGCCACTGGCAGAGAACGCGACGGAAATCGCATGGGCCAGTCCGCCCACCGCTGCGGCACCCTGCGCTGCGAGCGTGATGATCTTCCCGATGCCCTCGATGATGGTCGCAAGACCATTTCGCATGCCGGGCGAGTTCAGGTCATTAATGAAGTTGTCCAGCGCCGGAAGCATGTCCTGCGCGACCTTGTTGGCCACGCCGCCGAAAGCGGTTTTTAGATCGTCAAGGTCATCGTTGAACTTGTCGGCCGCAGCGGCGGCTTCCGGAGTCACAACTCCACCGAGGTTTTCCAGCTTGTCGCCGAACTCTTGAAGCCCCTTTCCACCTTGATTGAAAAACTCAATAAGGTCTGCGCCAGATTTGCCTAGCAGCTGCATGGCAACGGCGGTTTTCTGTGGGCCGTCCGGAAGTTTCTGGAACGCGTCCGCAAGCTGCGGGACTAGCTTGGTCAAGTCGCCAAGCGCATCTTTGGAAATGCCAAGCGCCGCGAACAATCCCGCCTGTTCGGACTTCGGATCAAGCGCCTCCGTCGCATTCTTGGAGAGCTGCTTCAGCCCCTTGTTAAGCCCATCGATGTCCGTGCCGGTCTGCTTGGCCGCATAACTCCACTTCGATAGAACATCGACGCCAACGCCCAGGCGGATTGAGGAATCGCGCAATTCGTCCGCGCGGTCAATGGCAGACTTCAGGCTATTGACGACCGCGCCGATGGAAACCGTGACGCCAGCAAAGGCAAGGAACGATCCGGCCGCAGACTTGATCGACGCGCCAAGCGAACGACCGAAGTCATACGCCTTCTTGTTCATGCGCTTGGTGCGCGCGTCCAGTTCACGCTCGGCTTTCGATAGGCCGTCCGTCCAGCCGCCGATCTTTGCAACGAGATCGATGGTTAGCTGCCCGAGGCTTCGATTAGCCATTAGCGTTTCTTGTCCTTTGATTCAGCGGCCTTCGATTGCAGGAGGCCGAACACGGATTCGATGGACGCCTCGGGTTCTTCATCCCGCGCCCATTGCATGAAGTCGGATTGCTGGAACTGCTGCCCGTCGCGTCGCTTGGCGCCGGCCGCGTTGAAGATTGAGGACGCGAGCAATGCGAACCCCGCATCCATGCGAAGCATGGGATTCAGCGGGCCGCGCTTGTTTCGGTAGAGGGCAAGGCGGCCGAAGTCCTCGGCCGTCATGCGATCCTTTAGCTCCGTTTCCGGGATGCCGTAGGCGAGGCTGGCTTCGATCCAGAACTCGTCCTGCGGCGAGAGGCTTTTGGGCTTTTCCCGGCGACCTCCGTAATCGCCTCGAACAGCGGCATCGCCAGCCACAGTTGCAACGATTCGGCCTGTTCGACCGACTCGAACACCTGCGTGCCATCCTTGTGGCAAATCGAACGGAAGATCGCCACGAACGGTTGTTCGCGTCGTTGCGCCTGCATCATTTCGATGGCATCCGCAGCGGAGCCGCGACGAATCCAGACCGTCACCGATTCGTCGGCCAACTCACCCGTCAATTCCGGAATGTCCGGATGCTCCCATTCGGATTCCGGTCGCTGCACCGGACGCTGGAACTTAACCGTCCGCTCGATGAGCTTGGACGGCACGAAGGCGCCGATGGCCTTCAGGTCGTTGATTTGCATGTTTCTCGCCTAGAAAGGAGGGGAGCGGGAACAGTGGCGAGCCTGCCCACAGACCTCCCCGTAGAAGTCAAACCGCCGGGATCAGCTCGGGTTCGCCGGATACTTGGATGCCCACGGTCGAAGTGACCTGAGCGTTCAAGCCGAAGCTGAAGGGGAATGAGTTCATGAAGCCCTCGAACAGAATCCAGCTGCGGCTGGTCGGGGTCACGAACTCGTATTCGCCAGCGGAGTTCATCGCGGACGTGGGCGCGGTGCCGGGGTCTTCCGACCAACCCACGGCCCAATGCAGCGTGGTGCCGGCAATCTTGTAGTCATGCAGCAGCTTGTGGGACGCATCCTTCGGATCGACATTGATCCCGAACGTCGCGGTTCCCGGCGTAGCCAAGCCCGCCTCGTAGGTGCGCGCCAGAGAGTTCAAGCAGGTTGTTTCCAACTGCTCGATGCTGGTGTCGATGCCGTCGATGCTGGTGGGGCAGCCCACCGTGATGATCGCTCCCGTGGTGGGATTGATCGCGTACAACTCAGTGCCCTGGGTCTTCATTTCGGTTTTCCATCCAGATGGGAAATATCGCCTCACGGCGGGATTGCGGCTGTCTCACGACAGTCGGTTTTGGCCTGTGCACAAGCCAAAAGGTTTAGCTGCCTCGATCCTCCCAGAACTCGGCAGTGAAGCTGGCCCGATACAGGCCGGTGTCCTGTTCCTTGTTTTCGCCGTTGTAGGAAACGACGTAGCCATGCGGCTCGAAGGCGTCACGCAATGCGGTCAGCACCGCTCGCGCCTCGGTCACGGTTTTCCCGTAGGCATCGACTTGAATGCCGATGTTGTCGGTCGTCGGCGTACAGGGAAGCGTGTTTTCAGGCGTGCCATACACAAGCTGGTGGACGGCGTAGGGCAGGCCGTAGCCCGTGCTGCTCGGCTGCGGCGCATCGGCGAACGGCCAGAACCTTGTCGGATTCAGGCCAAGCAACCCCGTCACCGCTGGCGATGCCACGGCGTAGGAAAACACTTCTGGGTACATCAGAGTTTCGCCAGTTCTTTGTCGGTTTCTGACTGCATTGCAGCCACCGTTGCATCCAGCGCGGCCCCGCCGGCAGTCGCCATCGCCGGCCTCATGAACGGACGGGCGGCCATGTTGGAAGTGCCGAACTCAAGGAATCGCCAGTAGAAAGTGTCTCCGCCGGGATTGCCCTTCCCCGCGCCCTTGAACTCGCCATACTTCCCCATGTCTCGCGCGCCGCCCATGACGCCTACGCGCATGACCGGGCCGCCCTCTTGCATCTCCCTGCGACGGTTCCCCGATTGCACGGCGATATTCTTGGCGATGCTCTCGCTGGTGTCGGGATCGTCCAGCCGCTTCGCGTTTCCTCGCGCCGCATCCCGGATGACGTTCGCGCCCTTGCGAAGCGACCGCTTCATCGCGTTCCTGCCAATCTTGTCAGGCAAGGATTTGAGCTTGCGCTGGATTTCGTCCAGCCCCTTGATTTCGTTCAAGCGGTTCGCTCCATTGCGCGGCGTTCGGCTTCCCAAACATCGGCCGCAGGCGTGTCGCGGTATCGGTCGAACGCCGGGATGCCGGCTGTCCAGTGCAGGACGTTCCCACTTGTCGGCTGGCCTTCGTCCACTAGCCGGTTCCACTTCGGATGCAGCATCCCCACGTCCTCGCCGCAGAAGTCCAGCGAGAGAAGATCGGCCATCGACATGCCCGCAATGGTGGCAGGCGTCATGTCCTGCCAGACCGGATGGGCGCAGTTGAACAGCATGACAGACGCCCAATTCTTGCGTGGGTAATCCTTGTTCTCCGACTCCATCCCGGTGCCAACGTATTTCATGGGGTTCCGGGTGCTGTAATCCTTGTGCTGGACAACCTGCACCGCGAAGTCCGCACTGAACTGAGATTCAAGCTCCGCAACATCCACGAACATCAGCATGTCGGAAGCGTCCACGAAAATTGCCCGTCCCTTGAAGCCCATGAGGTATGGGACAAGGAACCGGGATTTCGTGAATGTGTTACTCCCCTCGCCCATCCCCATAGAGGACAGCGGGATCAGCGCCACCGGCCTTGATGCACGGGCAATGACGCTATGCGCGAACACGGCGAACCCGATGCTCTCGCGTTCGTCGTAGCCGCAGAACAAATGGATCACGCCAACGCCTCCACCCGCATGTCGCGCTTACGCTTGGCACCATGCGTCACCGGGGGAAGCACGTTCACCGCGCTGAATCCGTGCGACTGCAACAGCGCCGTAATCGTTTCCGGCGTGTAACCCCAGCGGTGGCACATGTATGGGTCACGGTGCTCAGGATCACCATAAAGAGGCCACATCGCCATTTGATCGTTCATCCCGGCCAGCAGGTTTTGCGCGGCGGCGGCGATGTTCGGCAATTCCAGCACCAACTTTCCGGACGGCTTCAGCAGGCGGCGGAACTCAGTCACCAGCGCAGGAGCTTCCCAGCGGTACACATGCTCGATGAAGTGGTAGCTGTGCAATTCGTCAGCGCAGCCATCGGCCAGCGGAACCGGATTCAACAGCGCCCCATCCTTTGCGAAATAGAATGCGTGCAACAGGTCAGGATCGCGGCTGGCCTTCGGGTGGCGCACGGCGTCGATGCAAAAGAAATCGCGCCATGTTTGCTTGCCGCACCCGATGTTAAGCCTCATGCAATCACGCTCGTGATCCATCCCCAGAACGCGCCAGACCGACACTCGGCCGCCGACCATTGCCACCACGCCAAGCGGTGCAGGAACTCCGTGCGCATGTCCAAGCCCGGCTGGTTCTCTGCATCCCCAAGCCGCTGCGGATAGATTGCCGCCGCCGCACCGTCGTCGCAGACCACCGGAACGCCCCAGCGGCAGGCGTCCACCGCCACGTTCGAGTGTCGGCATACCACCAGCGAGACGCCCCGCAGAACGTCATCTATGGCGCCTGAGGCGATGCCATCGTGCGAGACGCCATGTTCCAGCGGCCTCTTCGGCTTGGGCCGATACAGGATCTTCTGGCCGGGGAACTTGGCCCGCAGCTCGCGCGACTTGTCCCGCGTCCAACCATCAGCCCCAACCGCGTTCGACTTCGGGCCATTCCCTACCAGCAGGATCGGGCCACCGCCTACCATGTCCGGCGCAATGTCCATCCCCGACAAGGCCCATCGGCCACCGCCCGGATACGGCCCGCGCATGACGTGTTGCGGGCTGTGGAATCCGCCGATGGCGACGCGATACCTGCGGTCTGGCCCCTTGCGATCCCAATAGCCTGCGTCGAACGCGATCAGCCGTTCCCGGTTCGCATACTGGATGCGATCCCTGCCGCCCAGGCCGTACAGGACGACGTAGGCATCCGGTCTGGGCTCACCCGCAAACTCGCGGATGTCCAGCCCCGGCGCGCCTTCCAGCGCAGCCCGCATCAATCCTTGCGCGCGGGTGTTTGCCAGCGGGGAGTTCAGGACATCGAACTGCACTTGACCCCGGCCGCAGCCAACTCCGCGCGTTGCATCCATTGGCCTTCTGGGTCGCGCTTTCCTCGCACGAGATTTCGTTGCTGGCCTTCCACCAAATACTTCCGCGAATACCATTGGATATTCGGGAACAGGACTTCCAGCGCCTCGGTCGTCATCCGCCAGTAGTCGCCCGGATACGAATGCACCCGCCAGACGAACGGGACGCAAACCAGCAGCGTGCCGCCTTCCATCAATGCCGCCTCGATGTTCGCCGCCATCAGCCACGGACGGCGCACATGCTCCAGCACCGACACGCAATCGACGTGTGCGAACGTGCCTAGCTCCGTGGGCAGCGGGGCTTCGAGATCGTGAACGATGTCCACGCCCTCGCCTTCAAAGAGGTCAATTCCCAGCGCCTTGCGGTACAGCTGCCGGCGATCCTGCTTCTTGCCGTAAACCTTGCTGCCGACCACCAGTGTCCGGCCCCTGCGCGGCGGCCACTTCTCCGCGAACCGCGCCAAGCCGACCGGACTATCCGAGGTCATGCAGCCATTCCTTCAAATCCCTTGCCGCGCGTTCCACGGGATAAGCACGCTGCACAAACCGATCAGCAATCGCTTCCCGGCCACCTTGATCCTTCAGCCAATCGAACGCAATGGACAGGCTGTGCCCATCCTCGGCCCAATACTCGGCGCCTGTCGCGTTCTCCGTGTAGCCGCATTCGGCCTGCCCCACGAACGGGGTGCCGCTTGCGTGTGCGTTCGCCAGCTTCACGCCGGACTTCCAGTGGCGGGCCACATAGCCGCCCGAGTCACGAAGCGCCAATACCACGTCCACGTCGGCCAGGCGTTCGGGGTTGACCACGAACTCCCAGCCCCGCCGCTGGCATTCCTGCCGGATCACCCTCTCCCATTGCCCGAGATAGCCCGGCGAGCCTTCGTAGCCCACGCGCTTGATCGTTTCGCGGATCGGGTTACGTTCAATTCCGATCCGGTGATGGTGCGGAAGCACGATGCCAGGAATCCCGGTATCGCAGTCCTCCCGCATTTTCCGGTTCGGCCAGATGATCGCCGTGGGATTCAGCGATGCGATCTTTCCGCGCACCCAGCCAATCGCTTCATCCCGCGTCCACTGGTAGGACAGCGGTTGCGGGTAGGCATCCACGATGTCCCAGACCCAGCGTTTGCCACGCAGGGCCGCGACCACCGCAGACGGCGTGCGCTTGACCACGATGGTCAAGTCGCCGGGTGTCGTCGCGTTGGCTTGCACCGTCGCGCCCATCGCCGCGCCGAGTTGTTCGCCTCGCATGGCCCAGCTTCCGGATTTACCGCCCTTGCCGGTGACCAGCAGGTTCATGCCGACCTCGGGATGAAATAGCTCCCGCCGGTCTGCGGGTCTTGAACGTTAAACCCTTCATCGGTTTCCGCGATCAGGAAGAACCGTTCCAGTACCCATTCCCGAGTCATAGCAGGCTCCGGAACGGCAACCCTTCGGAGATTTCGTCCATCGTCCACTGTGCCCACGCCAGCCTCCGCAGCATCGCCAGCCGGCCTTCGTCCGTGTTGTCCTGTGCCCCGATCCAGTCGGGCATCTCCGACGCAACCGGAATGCCCCACAGAAGCGCCTGTAAGGCCGCCCCGCTGCCCCACGTCACCACGCGCCCGCAATGGGCCAAATCGTCCCTGAGCGCCGTTGTGGGGCGCGTCCCGGGATGCCTGCGAATCCTGCCGCCGTAACGCGCCTGCGCCTCCTGCGGCCAGCTACGCGGCATGGCGGTCGGTGCCGCGCCGATGCCACGCTGCGCCAGAATCACCGTCTCGCCTTGCGTGCGCCACGGGGCCAGCTCGATCCCCAGCGTATCCCACCGCTCCGGGCCGAAGTCATCGAACCGGCCCGCCGTGTTATGGCGGTTCCGGGCGATGTGATACCACCGCTTCCCGGCGAAGTCATTGCCCCAGCCTGCATTCTCCGCCACCAGTACCGGACGCCCTGCGGCCTCGAATGCACGCGCGGCGGATGCACCGATGCCGATGCGATTCCACGTCACCAGGATGTCCTGCGGCCCCGGCGTCATCGTCGTACCGGGGATGACCTTGTAGCCGTTAAGCCGGAGTCCCCTCGCAAACGCCTCGACCCGCTCCGGCACGGTGAGCCGAAGGTTCAAATATGCCTGTTTCATCCAACCTCGCCGTTGGAAAGCACTTCAGGGCAGACCCTTCGGTGCAATTGATGACCTCAATCCCCTTGTTCGCCACGCCCCAATCCGCGAACTGCCGCAGATGGTTCCTGCGCTGCGATTCGTTCGTGTTCCGCAGCCCGTTCGTGTACGCGCCGAAGAAATGCGCGCCGTGCATGTCGAAGCCCAGCAGCAGGATGCGGGTCGCGCCTTTCAGCTTGGCAACCTCCAGCCCAAGCACGCCGGAATTGCAGATGGCGCCGACGACCGGAACGTTGATCCGTTCCGCCCCATCGACCGGCATCATGGCGAACCGTTCCGGGAACCGTAAGGCCTCCGGATACTTCCGCCACCAGCCGCGATCACTCGCGGCCACGAACTGCGCCCACGGTGCAAGCTGGAATGCGCAGCCAATCGCACCAGTCGGTAGATGCCTAATCAGCTCGGCAAGCTCCGCCGAAGCGGACGGCCCCGGCGCGAGCAATGCCCATGTGGTCATCAGTACGCAATGACGATGATCGCGCCCGTGCCGCCGTCGCCACCCGCGCCGCTGTTCCCTGTGGAATCGAGCGAAGCCCCACCACCGCCGCCGCCTGCGCCGTATCCCGCACCCTTGCCGCCAGCGCCAGCCGCGCCCGTCTTGGACGCGCCGCCACCACCGCCGCCCGTGCCGATTTTCAGCCCACCATCTGCTGTTCCGTCGCCACCCGTAGCGCCAGAGGTTCCGGCCGTGCCGCCGCTCACCGTCGTTCCGCTATAGGTCGGCGATGCGCCACCCGCCGCGCCGTTCGATGCTGCGTCCGCAGACGTAATCCCGCCACCGGAAGCGCCGCCGCCAGAGGCAAGGTTGGATACGCCGCCGGCAACCCCGACCCCGCCCGTCGTACTCGCCGCCGCGCCAGCGCCGCCGGAGGATACGGATCCGCCCCCGGCCGAGCCTGCAGCACCCGTCGCGTTCGTGCCCCCGCCGCCACGTCCGCCGCCCATCGCGCGCAGGAACGCGCCAAAGGTCGTGTTTCCACCAGCCACGCCGTTGTTGCCGTTCGTGCTGTTTGTCGCTTGTGAGGCGCCACCCGTTCCGGCTGCGCCTATCACCATCGTCACCGATGCCGGAAGGTCGGCTAACAGGAAGTCGGCTTCCGAACGTCCGCCAGCTCCACCACCGCCGCCACCGCAGCGAACGGAAGCGGCAGCGCCCTTCCGTCCGGAACCGCCGCCACCGCCACCGCCAATGCAGATCACATAGGCGCGCTTGGCGCCAGCAGTCATCAGCGCCGAAACATCGAGCGATTGATTCGCCACATAGACAGTCGTGGTGGGCGTGTATGCGTCAGCGCCCGCCGGCCCCGTTGCGCCGGTTTCACCCGCAGGCCCGGTAGCACCTGTTGCGCCCGGATCTCCGGTGTCACCCTTCGGC